ATGAAGCCTTATTTGCATTAGTTCCTCTAGATGTAGACTCTATTAGGGCTTTATTCTTATCTAATGCTTCTTGGGCATATTGAAGCTGTTGATCCCAATTGAACTTCCGCTTTTTTACCATTACTTGCTGTTCCCGCCTTTCAACAATTATGAGTGCATCCACAATCTGGACACTCTTCGCCTCCAGCAGATTTACAATCATCGCACCAGTCTGGTGGATTTTGTTTATATCCTGGTATTTTTGCTTCAGCCATATAATATATTATACTATATTTATAGTATCCTAGTCAACTAGGTTATGCTCTATCTTACTGAGCATTCCAGACACACAAATGGGTCATCATTAGCCTTATAAAATAGGATCAGACATTTGCTACATGCTACCTTATATGGCTCAGTTTTAGCAAACTTATTATATGATGATTCGAATTTATCCATAGCTTATCTCAGTGTTTTACAGCCTAGGCAATAAAATGGGTTACGCATATCATCCATATGGATCACAAGAGTTTGAGCACATTTGCTACAGGTAGCCTGCATTAGGTTATGCTGCTCTAAATCATAGATTGAGACTTTTAGAGTCTTGGTATAATATACCTTAGTTAGGTACCATGTAAGTGCTATTAGTATTATAGTTATCATTGTTCTATTATATCATTTCTTCTTGGTTCTATTAAATACATCTCTTAATAGTTCTATTGGTGAAGTTAGGACTTCTTCTTCCAGCCCGCCGTATTTGTGCAGAATCTTTAATAGGATGCCCGCTATAAATAGATCATCTGCCAATGCCATCCAGGGAAATAGTATATCAAATGGGTCAATTGGTACAGATAGGTACATAACGCACAATATGGCTATGATCTTAATACGGATTGGGCATCTATCAAATTGAGCTTTGTAAGGCTTAAATAGCTTATTTAGTCTTTGCTTTAACATATATATTCATTGTAGCATTTAAGTCACGTAGTGACAATAGGGTCTCTACCGCCGAACTTTTTCACTAATTGGGACCTATATAGTATATATACTATATTAAGATACTAAACCTTGATATGAATGACACGCACACACGCCTACTACTTGATAGTTTCTGTCCACTTCGGCTAAATCATTATATGTAGCTACAGCTTGACAGTAATGGCACTTCTCTGTCTCTTCCGCCTCTAGATAGGCTTCAAGGTTATCTAAGATACCCATGTTATTTATTCCTTGGAATGAGTATCTGAGGTCCTTCTGTGCCGAACATAGACTTCTTTACTGGTACGCAGTTAGGGACTTTCTTTCCGCCCTTATCTTTCATACCAACCTGCTTATATCCGCTCCAGCAAGCCTTTTCTAAGTTGTCCCATTTATCTTCATCTGGGTTATCTGATTCATATCCCTTTGAGATCTCTTCATCTGTTAATTCAATGTTGTCGTTGTTTTCCATAAGTAAATTATACCACTTAAGCTTCCCCGCCCAATTCATAACCATCAGGGGCAGCACTCACACCGTATCTATCTGGATCATCTAGAATTTGCTCTAGCAGTCCTTCTGGCACATCATGACCAGCATTGATATGTTCCCTAACATGAGATATTAAATGACCATCATCATGTATTTCTTCAGACATAGAGAACAATGAGTATTGATCTGTGGGCTCATTAAGGTAGCAAGCCTGACATTCAATCCAGCCACCAACATGTGGATAGATATATATGTCGCTATCAAAGAATCTTGAGTAGGCCATTACATTGACTTCTTAACTTTATTTAGTGCTTTATGAAACTTTATGTATCTAATTGGGTTCTTCCAAAATCTAAGTGGAAGCTTTATCTTCTTTTTTGACATTATATCCTCCTTATAGATGTATTTTGTTTACAGGCTCTTTAGACCAATGAATGTATGATTTAATATATACTGCTGCATATGCTATGGCTGAGAATATGAATCCATATTGGCTTGTTATTACTGCATATGTTATCCATAGACATTCGTTAAATAGAAGGACAAACCATCCCCATTTATCTTTTCTGCCTACAAAATATATACCTGCTACGCCGATTATGGCTAGTATCCATGACCACCACATATTATATCCTTATCGTTAGATATCTATTATATCATTAAATGTGTCAACGTAGTTGACTGGGATCCCTCTACCGTCGCCGATTTCACTAATTGGGGTCTGAATTTCATGATATTGTAAATGAAAGTCTAGTAGATTATGTGTGGTTGCACAAAAACATATTGGGCAATGTGTTATCCACTGAGATTTATCTTCCCAATGTTTACCCACCTATTCGTAGTCCTCTTCTAGAAGCAATGCTGCGTTCATCCATATTTCCCCAGCTGGATTGATTGAGTATGTCATGTACATATGGCTATCGCACATTAGGCACTCGGGCATAGTTTTAAGATTTAGGGTCGTTACATGAATTTCTTCACCACACTTACACTTCCAACCATACTGATATGTCATTGATTGCCAATGTTTGGCCAAAGGGCTATCGTGCCAACTCATTATGACTTTACATTTCTCCAGAAATGAGGTATAAATACTTTTCTGCCGCTTATTAGCTGGTTAGATCCATGAGAATATGGAAGTTTAGCTGGGAACAAAGCTATGCTTCCTGCTTCTGGAGTTATTGTCACATCTAAGTCCTTAAAATATAACTCGCCACCCTCATAGTCTTCATTAATATAAACAACAAATGAATATTCAAGCATATCTTGATGCTCATTCCAGTCAGCATGTTGTCCCATAACTTCATTTTCTTTATATTTATTTAGCACACAGGCTGAACCTAAATCGATTGGTATATTTATATTATATTCTTTAGCATATTGTTCTGCACAGTTTACCATTGCATCTATTACTTGCTTAACTAAGGCCGCAGACTCTTTATTGCTTTCAGAGTCTTTTAATAGCAAATGTTTCCTATCTCCATAAACATAGGGAGTAGTTCCATCATTAGGGTTAGACTGCCATGGGATCCATGCACTAATTAAATCGTCTTCTATTAATTCTACTTTATCTAACCATTCTTTAGGATTAGGCAAAGCATTTCTAAAAAAAGCTATCTTATCATAAACTATATCCATTTATTCTCCTATCAAGCTTCAGGTGAAGGAATCGGACCTTCATTATCAGTTTCGGAAACTGCTCTACGACCATTATAGGAACCTGAACTGTCCTTGGGGACAATTCGCTTAATTTCAAGATAGCAAACTGGGCACTCTCCTATGTGTAACCAATTACCTGAATCTAAGACAACCATCTCGGTTAACCTTCCTTTTACGCTTTCATTACAATGAACACAAAAGGCACTTAACTCTATTTTCATTACATGGGTCCGCTAAAATCTTTTCCGTCCCATTCATATCTTTCCCCACAATCACATTCCCAAATTGATCCTGAATGCCTTTTTTGAAGGTGTGTTCCAGACATTGTATGAGCGTTTATGGCCCATGGCAGGTCACACTTGTGTGCTGCTTCACCAACTATTTTAATCCATTTTGACATCTTGTTCGGCCTCTTTTAACCATTGATCTTCCCATAATCCAATGAGAGATTTATTGCCAATATCATCAAAGTAATAACGCTTGGCGTTACTATCATATGTCCAACCATACCACATATCGCCTTCCATCCAGCTGCATGAAGCTATATCTGTTAAGTCTGAACCAGTAAATACATCAGACAAATGGTCATACATATGTACTTCTTCAAAGATAGCTTTGCGAAGTGGTGCCCACCAAAATAATTTATGAACTAACCAATCAATCATTCTTATTCCATTTCTCCCAATACGCAACTCCGTCTTTATCACGGTCATTCCATTCTTCCCCGCTCATGTCAATATCTTTTAACATATCCTCTATGACCAGTTTAAGACGCATAGACCTATCTAAACCATCATTCATCTTGGACATCTGGATCCTTTTCCCATGTAAGTTTACCATCTTTATATACTGGCCAGTAACCGAGTGAGCGCCAGTCCATTTTCATAATTTTAGGCTCTTTCATATTTTAAGTATACTAAATATATCCTGAATAGTCAATGGTGCAAGTGGTATAATTATATATGAGAGATATTAATAATCGTATGCTATTAACTTATCCTAGATCTGGCTCTAAGTACTTAAAAGAGCTGATTAATCAAAAAACTGGTTTTATTTTAAACTCTACTCATGATAAAGAAAAAGTTTTTAATAAATACATTATTTCTATAGTAAGAAATCCTAATGATACTTTAAGATCAAAATATGCAATGCAAAAACACTACGAACCAGGTAAAGTTTTCAATGATTACCCAGAAGCTTACAAAATATTTTATGAAAATTTAATTAATGACTCATATATGTTGATAGACTACAATGATTTAATCAATAATACTGACAATTTAATTAAATATCTATTTAATTACTTTAATCTTATAGACAACGGATTACTTTATAAAACAAATCTTAAAGATTATGAAGGAAGTAAATATCTTGTATCCAGCAAAACATCTGATACCTATGGAAATATTGATATGACACAATTTGATCTAACTGAGCAAAATAAAATTTATGGCATAGCCTTAAATAAATGTATTAATGTTAATTAACAGTTTCCTGGCTCACTATACATTGCTAAATCTTCTGTATCAAAAATTGCACCATACCAGGTATGTCTATCATTACCATCTACAAAAGCAACCTTATGTTCGAATTCAGGTGCAACTGGTATGGAAACAAATCTTCCTGGCTTTGGGTTTATCTTATAGCTTTTATGTCTAAATTCTAGTTCCCCGCCCTTAAAGTCATCATTTAAATAAACACTAAATGATCTTGCTATATTGTCATTGTAGTCTGGAACTCTTTCATAATGCCAGTCAAAAGCAAAGTCAATTTCTTTATCAATATATTTTTCTTGATACTTTGGAATCAATAATGATTTTGCTTGCTGCTGTGTCATTCCCTTGAATGTTTGTAGCGTTGCAGCCTGTGGATAATGACCAAATGGCAAAACCTCTCTTATTCTATCAAATATTGGATAGAACCATTCAGGTATTTTGTCTTGTGGCCCTGGTATGGTTGTTACATTTTTTTCATCATCAAGCATTACTTCGGCGCCAATAAATTTATTTAAAACATTTTTATATGGGGACCTCATGGTAACGTACCATTCGTTTTTATCATACATGTATGGCTTAAAAAGATCAATCTCTTCTTCTGTCAGGAAGTTGTCTATGTACCACAGATCTCCGTCAACAATAGTCTTTTCTAATTTCATATTACAATTGTACCATTAATTTTGTTCATAAAAGGACACCCCGTAATAGGTTAATCTATCATTACCTTGATGACTATTAACTGAGTGTGTGTAATCCTCGCCTGCGGGAATAAACACGAACATGTTTGCCTCTGGCTTTACAAGAATATCATTGTTTTTAAAGACAAGCTCTCCTCCTTCAAAATCGTCATTCAAATAAAGCACAAAGCTTCCAGCGACAAGATGATTGTTTTTATTTTCATAGTGCCAAAATAAAGCTGTTTTTTCTTCAACTGGCATTTCTGTCATTTTTTGTAAAACATATGCTTTCTTATATTTAATCATATCTGTATTCATTAGAGACTCTATCTTATTAAATATTCCACCATCTTTATAGAAAATAATTTTATTAGTTCCTTCTATAAACTTATTCCATACATTCTGCATTGGGTTTTTATCTCCGCCCCTTATCTCCCAACCAGATGGCTCATGCGATTCTTCTAATAGTATTGAAAGTTCTTCATAAGATAAAAAATTTCTAACAACATAAACATTTTCATCAAGATACTCTTTCATCTTATTGCTCAAACAATCTGTCACAAACTTTACATGCATTATATGATTTACCAGTAAATGGGCATGAACCAGCAGTTATTATCTTGTGTCCAAACAACTTACACCTTATTGACTTTATCATCTTTCCCCCATTAGTTATACCCAAGCTCTGCTGCCTTTGTATTAATTTTTGCTAAAACTTTATCTGAATCAAATCCAGCAAACTCATATTCTTTTTCAGTAGTAGACCAAAATATTATTGCATATCTATCTCCATCAATAACTTTTTTTCCTCCATGCCATAAGTCTGATGGGAATATAGAAAGATCTCCTGCTGACGGTTTGAATGTTATTCCGCCCATGCTATCATCGTATAAAGGAAAATCAGAAAACGGCACGAAGTCTTTTAAAAAAGAAGCTTCTCCACCAACATAGTTATCATTTAAATATAAAACTGCACTGTAAGATAGGGTAGAGAAATCATTATGTACATCCTGGTGAATCCTTAGCTGGATGTCTTTAGATAGTTTGGTTATTGAAACTCCGTAGAAATAGTGGTCTTTCCCGTCATCCATATGTTCTTTTTGAATTTCCATAAACTTATTTGAGCATCTAGTAATTATATCTTCTAAATCTTTAAACATAGATGGAGGCTTTTCGTCTGGGAATATCGCTCTAACCGCTAGACCCTTGTCGAAAGCAATGCCAACCCTATGTCTAAATTTTTTTTGATCATGACAATTATTGTCTATCCACTTGATTAGAAAATCAATGTCTTGTTTTTCTATAAAGTTATTAAATAGCTTTAATGACGGCATTAAAGTATGCATTTTTTTGGATTCTTTGTTGCCCATATAGGTAGTGCCATTCTAGCACCAGATACAATATTTGTTATCTCATGCATATACTCTGAATCAAATATAACTAGGCTCAGTCTTTTTGGCTTATAGGTTAAGCTATGGTCTAAAAACTTTAGGTAACCGCCATCATAATCATCGTTTAAGTATATTACACCACTTCTAAAAAGGTGCTCAGCGCCCTCATGATTGTCGTTATGAAATGGCAGCTTTGTATTTTTTTCAAACCTTGTCATCCAAAACGCAGTTAGGTATAATTCAAAATCATCTTTAAAAAAATTATAGCATTCATTTAAAAATTTATCGCTATATTTTTTAATAAGATCACTCATTTCTTCATGATCTGATAAAGCGAACTCTTCTGGGACATTGGATTGATACCTGAGATTGCCTGCAGCTAAAGCCTTTTTACCTATTGTAAATTTATAATTATTTAAATAGTTGTTGTTTATATAATCAATGAATGATTGTGCGTCCTCTTCTGATATAAAGTTTTCTATTATTTTAATCTTAGATTCAGGTAACAAGGAGTCGTATGTTCTAAATTCTGATTCTGGCATTATGTCTATAAGCAAATGTATTCTTTCTTCATCGCTATCATTATCTACCGAGTGTGGCTTTCTATTGTTTATCTCCCAACACTCCCCAGCCTTCATGTGAATCTTTTCACCATTTACAGTGTAATAAACCTTATCATTAGTTATTATTGGTATATGAAATCTTCTTACTGTATTAAGATAATCTCCTGAGTCGGTATGCTCTGTTACATTTTTATTACCTTCAAGTTTAATTAGCAGTACTCTAGCAGCTTTACCACAAATTCTTTCTTGTAATTCTTTTATAATTGGCATTACTAATTCATATATTTCTGGATCTTTCAGTGTGGGTAAAAACTTTTCACCATTTTGCCAAAATAAATGGTGGTCTTGAACAATGTATGTATTTGTATAAAGATGAGGATTTCTTCTTTCTGGGTACTGCATATTTTGCCTCGACTGGTCTAGTAGCCACTCCTCTTTTAATGCGATACACTTTTCTTTTATTAATTCTATATTAAACTCTTTAAAGTATATAAAATTATAATTTTTATCTGCTTTATTTATCATTGCTCAGTTATCCCCCAACAACTCTTTGCCACTAACATAAGAATATATTGCATAATCAATATAATTATTCTTTACAATCAACTCTTTTTCATCTGTTGTGAGCATATCTATCAAATCTTTAGTTGTATATACAACTCCCTTGTATTCTGTTGAGGAGGTATTTACCTTATTTAATAGGTTATAATCTATCTCTATATTATAATTCTCAATAAACCATCTATTTACTTTATCCATAAATAGGTCCAAACGTTCAGCAGTATTTACAATATTAAATGATTTGACATTACTCATTGCTAAATCTAAAGAAGTTTTATCATTCCCTACAAACCAAGTAAATGCTTTACCCTCATGAAAACCAATCTCTTTCATTAAGTCATCCCCATAATTTTCATAAAATCCTTTTAAGCTAAAAGACTTTTCATCTGCAGGGTTGCATATAAATCTTGCTTGATAGTTATTATGAAGTGCATAATTGGGATCATTAAATAAATAATATTTAAGTTTATCTAAATAAGTATAAATGGCATCGTATTCTGGTCTGCCTACCATTTGATATTTATAAATAAAATTAAAGTAGCTAACCCTTGCATCTATTGGATTTCTTAGCAGACATGCTACATCCATTGATGGATTTTTTTCAATAGGGTAAGTACCAAAATGACCAGAAACATAAGCTTTATCAAAAACATTAAATTCATTTGGATAGTGTGTGCTTATATATATCCTTAAATCTGTTTCAGATAAAGAATCACGCACACATTTTCCTACAAATTTTCCTGCAGTTTTTGGTATATGCAAAAAATAAAGCTGTTTCAAGGACTACTCCTTAGCTATTTTTTATAGTTGTATTGTAGTACTCTGGTGTTGGGTTTAGGAACCAATTATTCAAATCATCATAAGACATTGTGCGAATTTCTGGTGCGATCTCTTCATGACCCTCTGACGAGTTAAGATTAAGCGTAACCTGATATTTATCTTCTCCGCATAATGTATATGAAACTCTTCCAATTTCTATTGTAAAGGCGTGATCATATGCTACACCTTCTGAGTCAATTCCTGATGAACCTGCTTTTGTAATCATACTTCTTCCTCCTGTGATATTATCATGTCATTTACCACTCCCTCTGGGACGCGGCCTTCTTTTACTGCGTTCTCTTGATTTCTACGGGCATTTGATTTCATGTCTCCGATAGTCAAGCTTTCTTTAAATCCTTCTGGTAACTTTGAATCATCATCTAGACCTGCATAAGGATCTTCTAGCAATGGGTGAGCTTCTCCTAGAGCCCATTGTCTCTTAAGCTGGTACTGATGAATTCTTTCTTTAAGAATCATCCGTTCCATTTCTTGTAGCTCTGCTTCTGAATACCATGCGTCAGCATAGTCCCAGAAAATAACAATAGTATATCTTGTTCCGCCAGTTATTTCTGTAACGCTATGGATGTTTTCTGGTCCGCCTGGGAATGAAACAAATGAGCCAGCAGGAGGAATAACATCTAAACCATGATCTCTAAACTTTAAAACTCCGCCACTGTAATCTGGTTGAGAATTAAGGTAGATACCAGCGTACTGTTTGTTGTCACTCCAGCCCATATCATTTCCATCTAGATCTGAGCTATCCGAATGGTCATTTGCATAAGCTCCAAGTTCCCATTTTTGTGCATGCATGCTGTTAATTTTCATCGGACGCCCCGCGGCATCAGAAACATATTGAACCATTCTTGCACGAAGGTTTGCCATATATTCTTCTGTTATTGTAGTTCCATGCTCTTTATCAAAAGGAGAAACTACGTGCATACCATAAGATCCATAAAAACAAATGTATCTCCACTCTTCAGAATTAGCATTGAAAAATTTAATTAGCTCTTCACACTCTTCTTTAGATATAAAGTTATCGTACTGCCAAATGCCAGTTCCTCCTCCTCCGAGAAGCTTTCCTCCGAGCTGACTGACTACCTGTGTTTCTGACATGATGTCTCCCTTTTCAATATGTATTTACCCAATTATACCATTTCTTGGTTAAGCGGATAGTATTTTTGACAAAGCGTTAATTGTTGCTGCGATTCTGCCAATGTCACGCAGCTGCTCGGTTGAATATCCTTCTTGCTTTAAAGTTTCATAATGTGCTTTTACACAGAAATGACATTTACCAATAATAGAAGATGCAAGGCTATATGCTTCAAACTTTGCTTTTGTAGTGCCCCCATGGGAAGCGATAGAATTCATTCTAAGCTGTGCTGGTAGCCCAGATAAATTTTGATCATCTGCCATCTCAATATATGGATACCATACGTTATTTTGTGCCATAATTGCACCAGCAGTAAGGGCTGCATTTCTTTCAACATCATCTGTTGCGCTTGCTGTAATGAAGGCAAGAAGCTTACCGTTACCAGTTGCAAATGCTGCAGCGATAGAAAGATACATGGCATGCTCTGAATCAATAGTTGATCTATTAATTACTGCATCAAGGTTTAGCTTGATGTCTTTAGCATATTCTGGAAGAGAATCCTTAAGCTGGTCTACCCAAGTCATTATAGAGTTTCTCCACCAATTGTTCTATTGCATGCACATAGCTCTCCTGTTTGAAGTGCATCTAGAATACGTAATGTTTCTTCTGGGTTTCTGCCGACGTCAAGGTTATTTACAGTTACATGCTGGATGATGTTTTCTGGATCTACAATAAATGTAGCACGTAGTGCAACTCCTTGTGGTGTTAAAATACCAAGTTGTTCTGCTAGGCCAGCAGTTGACTCTTCTGTCTGATCATTCCATTGCCATCCACGTATTTGATCTGCAAAAGACCAGGAATTAGTCTTAGCTAGGTCTTCATGTGCATTTCTCCAAGCAATTTTGCAAAATTCATTATCTGTAGACCCAGTCATAAGAACTGCATCCCTGTCATGAAAGTCTTTTGATAGCTTGTCGTATGCAACAATTTCTGTTGGGCAAACAAACGTAAAGTCTTTAGGGTAAAAAACAATTACTTTCCATTTTCCAGGAAATGATTTTTCTGTTAAGGTTTCAAATGCATCTTCTGCATAATCAAGTCTTGCTGGCTTAACACCAACAACTGAAAATTGATTGAGTTTATCTCCGATTGTTTTCATAATATTCTTTCTTTTGTTTATAGCATACATTGTGTATACTACCTATTATACAATAGTTATTCGACCTGGTCAATAGATTGTTTTGCTTTTATTTTAATCCATTGACCGATTTTCCCCCTGTTAACTTTTTCTATTAAGACTGGGGCAAAGCTTTCATTTTTAATCTCTGAGCCTACATACTCTTCGCCCGTTTCTAGGTCTATAACCTTATATTTACCTGGGGCTTTAGTGTGTATAATTAGATCAACCGCCTCATCTAATTCAAAGACGGTTGATCCATTTAGCAATTTTCTAATTTTTATAATCCAAGTCTTCAATAAAATCTACTGCGTCATCTATTGTGCGCTCATGTTCTTTATAACAGCTACCGCACTTGATGCACATCGGCTAGATCTTCTTTCTACCAGTTTTCTTAGGTGGCTTAGGTATCAGGCTTGTTTCTCTTCTAATACCATGTTTATTTGTATCCACCCTCATGCCTTGTCTTGGCTGCTTCTTTGTTGCTTCTCTGCTAGTAACAGCGCCAGCAGGTGCACCGCCAGTTGGTGGTGCTTCCATGCCAGTACCATTTTCTTTTTTAAAATTACTCATTTATAAATTGTCTTGTCTGCTCTGGAGTTGAGCTCATGCTTAATGTCAAACCTGAGTCTCCATCTCTTGAAACATCAACAATGTTTGCCTGCGTTCCACCCATAGTGCTTCCTAGGGTTTCACATCCACATTCGTAACACATTAGCCGTTTCTATTTTCCCATGCCCATGCAGCAAATTCAGGTGTTCCTGGAGCTGGTACTGCTGATTTTGGTGCAACTGGAGCTGCTGGTGCAACTGGAGCTGCTGGTGTTTCTGCTTTAATGTTTTCCATATTACTTACCACTCTGTCCTACGCCAGCACCATCTTGTGTTGACTTGTCAGTTACAGGAAATGCTGATCCTGTGTTGTCTGAGTAGTGTGCGTTGATATCATTTGTTCCTGCTGGTGTAGCGGCTTCAAAGCCTCCGCCATTAATTCCATTTGTTGTCATTTTATTCTCCTATAGGTCATTTATTTAGATGGTTCTAGAGTTCCACCTACCAGATAAGTATATCATCTGGTTGATTAGAATGCGTCGGGTGGAGGAACTAGGGTTGTCTTTTGCCAGCTAATTTATTAATAAGTGGCATTACTTTGTCGCTATATTGGTGAATCCTATGGGCATTGATTAATACGTCTGTGGCTCCAAGATTCGACAATTCATTAATTTGATCAGCTATTTCATCTTCTGTCCCATATATAGTATCTTTTTGTAGATCTTTTTTGATCATAGCGTTGTATTGCTCTTCAGCCTCTTCATGGGTATCTCTTATAATTGCCATAATCGCAACCATGTTTATTTCATTTTTAACTTTGTGGTGATTTTTAAGAAAGTCATAGTAAAACATTACATTGCCATGGGCATACATATTGGATGTCTCTATGTCATAGTCTTGAGCAGCACTTATAATAAACTCTACAGTTGAATCTTTTGGTAAAATTTCTCTTATTTTTTTCATATAGTTCCTTGTGTATTCTTGTCTAAAAATATGGTTATCAAATTTTTCTTTTTGAGTTACCATGTTTTCTAATGAATTTTCTTCATTTTGACCAAGTGCACAAACAATATTTATCATTAATCTGTTTTTATGTATCTCTTCAAATGAGGATATCATCATTGCTAAATACTCTGGGGACACTGCATAAGGTCTTATTGCAATCATATATTTAAAAACATGATTCTTATTAAGAACACGAGCTGCTTTTATAAATGGGTCTGGGTCTTGTGCGTGGTATGTAAATAATGAAGAGTAATAGTTGTATTGATCAATTTCATCGGACAAAAGTACCATTCCATCTATGCTTGTATCGTCTAGCCTTGCAAACCAATTGTATCTCAATTTTATCCAATCTTGATATTATTTTTATTAGGACTTAAACTCTTTATGCCAGCATTTGTCACAAATATCTATAATTGGTCCTTCTTTTCTTGATGCAATTCTTGTTGCTTTATTACTACATTCTTTAGACCACTGACAAGTATCTTCAAACACTACTTAGAGCCCTTTGCTTTCTGTCCCCTATAGCCAGTTTTTTTAATATTCATTGATCCAGGCTTTTTTTGTCCACTTGTGTATGTGCCAGCCTGTCTTTGAGCAAGAGCTCTTTGCATTTTATCTAGGTGCTTTCCCATTATTTTATTTTCCCGCCAAATTTAGACCAAGCTCTTTCATGTAAGAAAAAGCCAACCATTTCACATGCTGTGTATATGATTGCAAATGTGCCAGCGTATTCCCAGTGGGCTTCGCCAGTTATAGCCTTTTCAAATAAATAGACCATCGTGCCAACAAATCCAATATGAACTGCTGGCCAAGTAATTGATTTATATAAACTTTTTTTATTTGATTCCATAATTCTATTATACTCTTCGTTTAATAAAATGTAAATGGGGCGGATATTTCACCGCCCCATAAACATTAATTACTTAACTAAGGTAACCTTAGCCTTTGGGTTCTTTGCATTCCACTTTGTAGCGAGTGCATTGAATGACTTCTTTAAAGAAGCAAGTGCTGCAGCATTATCTGCTGTTAGCTTAGCAATAGTTGCATCTTTAGCAAGGACAACTGCATCTGAAGCTGTCTTAGCATCTGCAAGTGCCTTAGCTAGTGCTGCATCTGAAGCAGTCTTTGCATCTGCAAGAGCCTTGGCTGAAGCAGCCTTCTCTGCTGCAAGAGCAGCATCTGAAGCAGTCTTGGCAGCAACAGCATCTGAAGCGGCCTTTACAACTGCAGCATCTGAAACTGCCTTGGCAGCAAGCGCTGCATCTTTAGCAGCAGTCTGTGCAGCAAGTTCTGACACTAGATCACGAACTGCAATCTCTGCAAATGGTGCTAGTGCACGAGCAGGTAGACCAACTACATCAACAGTTGTTGCATCTCCAGCAGTTGTTGGGCTGAATGTGATTAGTGATCGTGTTCCAGTTGCTGGGAGTGTTGCAGTAAACTTTGCAACTCCAAAATCTGAAAGTGTGGCACCAGTTGTTACTGTTGCTGTATCCATAACTGCTGTTGAAGCAAATACGGTTGCAGTAATTGACTTACCAGATACCTTGTTTCCAAATGTGTCTGTGGCAGTTACAGAGATGTCCTGCTTTGTGCCAGCAGCACCTGTAGCAGGAGCAGATACTGTAAGGGTATTAATCTTACCAGCAGTTCCCTGTACGTAGTATGTAAGTTGTGTTCCGCCATTTGTGATTACAACTGTACCAATTGCTGTGGTCTTTGTGTATACCCAGAATGTTGCAGTTGTTCCTGTACCAGTTGCAATTGTCAAAGATGATGATCCTGATGTTGCTCCTACTGGGGCAGCAGTTGTGTGTAGCGCAGACACAATTGTTGCATTTGTTGCTGCTACTGTTACGCTTGTTCCAACATCAACTGTTGCAATAAACTTTAGTGCGTCAGCTGCATCAACTGTGTTATCTGCAGGTACTGGCAATGAAGCTGGTGTGGCAATTGCTGATGCCGTAGTGTTTGCTACAGTATCTAGTGATACTGCAACTGTCATTACAGCAGCACTTGCAGGTGTTGCTACGATTGTGCCCAAAGTCATGGCTGCAACCATGGCTAGTGCGATTTTCTTAAATGAGTTCATTTAATTTATTCTCCTTATTTCCTCTGCGTCTTTATGATCACAGAAATTTAGTGTAGTGCATTTACTTTTACATGGAAAGAGCAGGGATCTCCTCCTTCTTCCCATTCTTGCATTTCTTCATCTGTTAACGGTGGACCATCGTGTGTGTCACAAAATACATCTGACACCCAACCTCTGTCATAACCATTCTTGAGCCATATTTCAAACTCTAGGTGGTCTGCATCGATATCTTCTAGATCCATTTGGAAAGCTCATCAAGCAATACATGCTTTGGCTTAGCCCCAGTAATAGTTTTTACTGGCTTCCCTGACTTAAATAATACCATATAAGGTATAGATGTTACAGAGTATTCTGCTGGTTTAATTGGATTCTCATCAACATTTAGCTTACCAACCCATAATCCACGCTCATTTGATATCTCATCTAGTATGGGAGACACTTTTTTGCAGGGTCCACACCATGGGGCCCAAAAGTCGATAAGGACCAAATCGTGTGCATCTAGAACCTTATCAAAACTTTCATCTGTAACTATCAACTTACTCTCCCTTTAATTCATCCGCTGCTGCATTGAACTTATTCATGAATGTTTGGATTACCCAAACTGCAGTTTCTCCTGCATTAGAAGACATGGCTTTTGAAGCCTCTTCCGTTCTATCTTCAATAGCAAGGGCGTTGTACCATTTCTGGTACAACTCCTCGCCAATCTCTTTAATAATTTCTTCCAATACAGTTAACTTATTATCCATTTAATCTTGCTAACTGCGCTGTTTTGTATGCAGATAGCTTGTCTGCTGCTGCTTTAATCTCTAACTGATATTGAAGCTCTGCATCTGCAATTAGTTTGTTGATTTCTAATTGAAGTGCTGCTTTTGTTGCGGCCTCTGCTTTTGCTTTTGCATCGGCAATTTGTTGAGGTGTTAGAACTGCAACATATTGGTAAGCCAGTGCATCATTAATGCTAATTAGCTTTTTAAACTTTCCCTGTCGTCCAACTGTGTCTACAGAAGTTTGCTTTAGTACATCAATAAGCTGATTCATATTTAGATTTGGCTTTGCTTGCTGCAACTTAATATACTTTGCTGCTGAAACAGCCACCGCAGCAGATGATCCAGCAACATTTTTTACTACTCCACCAGGAGCAGTTGCTTGCCAAAATCCATAATCAAAGAAGTCAAGCTTAGACGCATCGTTATTGCTTGAGATAGACATTTCTCCTTGTTGATCTACATAGCCAACAGAAACTGATTCGTCAATACATGCTGGCCAGTCAATTCTATTATAGTCACGTCCATTGCCTGAAGGAAAGAAAACTGGGACGTCAATCGATGCCAGGTCAATAACCGACTGCTTAGTAATTGGTGTGTTAGGGCAGTAACTTGTTCCTGCTGCGCCAAGGTTATGGTGTCCTTGAGACATGCTTACAGCCTTAATATTATACTTAGATGCATTTTTCTTTACCCAATTAAGAGCATTAAACACAGTTGACTCAAGTGCTACTTGTCGTTGTCCACTTGCGTTGTTACCAATAATTTTAATAAACACAATTTTAGCATTAGGATTATTCTTAAGAAAAATTGATGCCATTTGTGTTCCATGATCAAAGCCATTCTTTGTGATTAGATCTGCTGGCATTGATGCTGCTCCTGGGCCCTCCATGTATGAAAGTCCATTTGGGCAAGTTGTCCAATCAATAAGACAAACTTCTTGAACAATCTTATCCTTAAACTCTGGCAAGGACGTGTCAATTGCTGTGTCTAAAATTGCAATCGTTGGTGCTGGCTCTGCAGCAATCGCCTTGATAGGCGCAATTAGTGTGATTAGTGTGATTAATGCTATTAGTTTTTTATTCATATCTATATTCTACTAAATAACAGCAGAATGTCAAGAGTTATCTGGTTTGTTTTTGTACCATTTTCCGCCGTCTAACTCAGGCGCACTGGACATTCCTTGCATCTCTAATAGATTATTTAATGTCATTTCCAGCAACTGAATAGTCATTTCCATTCTAATTACTGCGAACTCAAGCTCTCTTAATCTTTCTGATTTTCTCAATTTATAAACCCTTTATCTACTGGTGTTGGAGCGGTAGCAACGCTTCCGCAATTAGCGCATTCCATATCTAAGAAATATGTAGCGATTTCATTTGATTCAAACATTACTTTAACATTCCATATATCGCATCCACATGGACAGACATGAGTTGGTGTACCTCTTAAATCCATTGCGTGACTATAGTCTTCTGGTCTGAGCATGTTGATATCTATGGCTCCATCTTGTGCCATAGCCTCTTGCATTTTTTGAGCTTCAATCTGCTCTTGTACTTTATCTATGTAGTAAAATCCAAAATCATATTTTTTCAACATTGATTTAGAGTATTTAATCAAAAACGCTGTTAGGGCGATTGACAGGATAAAAACAAGTACCAACATAAATCAATTATACACTAAACCTGGATATATGTATAGGGGGCAGCCACGCTCATGTTAAACTCAGTTGCTGCTTCTAAGGCTGCTTTTAATCTAAGTTTAGGGTTCTGTTGTTTTTTTGTTGCGTGGAGAGCTCCAAGAGCTATCTGTCCGCCGCTTCCTTCTGCCATGTAGTTAACTATATTTTCTCCAACATGAAAGTCTTCATCTATAGTAAATAGTCTACCGCATACTCCTACTATAAAAATTCCACCAGTATCTTCTTCTGATGAAGATCCAATACTTCCGTAACCGTGATCTTTAAATGCAGCCTTAACAGAATCAACAAATTTAGTTCGCATAAATTTATCTAACCCAGAGTTAGTTTTAGTTGGTGTGTATTTTGGAGGAGTCCACATGTATTGCAAAATTTGTCCCATGCGAAATGAATCTGTAAAGGCAATTCCATATTGACCATTTTTAAAAACTTTAGGTTCTTTTCTTGACAGGATCCATCCCGTTTTATCATCTGAGGCGGCATGGTCAGATCCCATATACACAACACCATTTTGAGCTATAGCAACAATACAAGTCATACTATCAGTATACTATTTATATATTTGTAATGCTAGTGCTCGTCATTATTTTCTAAATTATGTATTTCTATATGGTTTAATGCCATTAGTGTATTCTCAAGTTCGGCTTTTACCTGTATTAATTCTTGTAATGCCTCAAAATATTTGTCTTTCCACTCATCTAGATCTCGCTCAAGTTTATATAATTTAATCTGAAGGTCTTTTAATTCAAGCTTAAGCTCATCTTTTGCTTTTTCTTCCGCCCTTATTTTTTCAGCTTTTTTAGACCTGCGGCCAGCAATTAAGCCAGTGCCCATTCCACTCACAAGTGAGGCAACTAATGTAATTATTATTTGGGCATAGGAAATATTCATTATATCTTATATTATACAGCAAAATCAATCTTAAATTAATAATTCAGATGCAAGAATTTCATCTCCAGGGTATCTTTTTTTAGATACATGCTCTTTAACAAATTCATGTCCAATCTGTCTTCCAGCTAAAATTACTACCCATCTTGGCTCTAATTTATTATCAATGCATGTCTCACACAATAAAAGGTTTATATTCAATAGTGTAGATTTTTTAGCAGATAAGCTATTTTTTGTTTTATTACAGCAATAGCACAATATCTTTTCACTCATTCAAAAACCTCTTCACATTCAGTTTGTTTAAAAAAACGACTAACATCAAACCTGATGCTGTCTCTTGAAAATAGTCCTGCAAAATCCTTTACCAAGGACTTGTATGTTTCTTCGTCTAGATGTTGTTTTATTTTTAGTATTATGTTTTCCGCCTCTATGTAGTCAGATCTAACAAATGTGCAGTCACCACCTTGTGGTCTCTTTAGAGTCTTTTCTGCAATCAAGCCTCCTGGCCCCCACAATTTTATTGTGAGGTGGTCTTTTGCAAAACCCCAATCTTGATACTGATCATAGCCTGCTATGGCATCAAAAACTGTTCTGTAATTATAAATTGATCTTGGAATAGGCTCTCCGTCACGCTGGGTAGTTAGCATCCAGTTTGCATTAATACTTCCATTTTCTTTAATAAAGCGATCTAGTATCAATTGGTGTTCTGGCTTTAGCTGTTTTAGGGCAAGTTCTTTTTGCTCAGCTAAATATTCATCTTGGGTTCTTTCACCTTCTTTTTTTGCAGGAATTATTTGATCCATACTATTTTCCATTTCCAGGTTTCCCTTCTAACTCTACTCTTACTCCGTAAGATTCTAATATTTTTTTTACCATCTCTACATAATCAATCACTCTCATTTTTAATGATCCATCATATCTTCCAAAATTATCTTCATAAAGTCTAATTGCTAGGAAGTCTGGGTACTTGACTATGTCCATCTTTAAATCTGGGGTGGGCTTCTTAAGTTCTCTAATCTTTAAAGCCATTTCTTTATTGTAAAATGTTGGCTTGTTTGGTTCGCCCGTCCATTGATTTATTCCATATTTAAAATGGTCCTTATCTTTATCTATAAAAGTCATTTAAACTTTTTCCAAATTTCTTTTGTTTTGTGAGCATTTCTTACTTTATCTATTTCTCCAGAGCTTAAATAAACTCCGCCCCATACACCATAATCTTTATTTTCAACACCGATATCATAACATATTTTTCTAACTGGACAGCTAAGGCATGCCTCATCTATATTTTTTGCAATAGAGATATCTGATTCATATTTGTCAAAGAATAGATTTGTATCCATTCCAAGGCACAGAGCTAGATCAAACCAATTTACATTTGATTCATCTATACCTAGATCATTTAAAATATTTGACATATTTTTTTGGCAACTTCCAGACTCCTTCATGGTTGACAGAAATTTTTTTTGTCTTACCCCAAGTATCTTTCCTATACATGCCAGTTATGTCAGTATAGCCGCCGCTATCTTTTTTCCATATAATCAAATCATAATTTTTCCAAAATGATTCTTGATTTTTAGTTTGGGATCTTTTTATGAACAGTTCTACACCATCAAGTGTAAGGTTAAGCACTTTTTCTCCGTGTCATGTAAGTCCGCCTAGTATTGCTGGCCCACTAGGATTCGAACCTAGGACCTAGAAGTTAACAGCTTCCCGCTCTGCCTGCTGAGCTATGGGCCAAAGCAGAAACCGCAGTTTCCTATATATTATTATACAGGGTGAACTGCGGTTTTGTCAACGACTATTTGTTTGTTATTTTAATTATATTAACTTTTTTTATTTCATCGTCTATATTAAAAATGTCATGAATATATTCACTTGCATCTTCTGCATTGAAGGCTTCTACCTCAACCTCTACGTCTAATTTAATGCGATATTTATTCATAGTACAATTATATCATTATTTTGCAGCTTTTTTATCTACGGCTAAGAATGCTGCATTAATTTCTGCTACCGTGAGTTTTCCGTCATCCAAGAATCCTCGTGCAAGCCTTTCAACTACAGTGGCAACGCCAAGAGTCCCAGCCAATATAACTGCTTTAGCTGTGCTGATTCCTACTACTGCTCCCGCTCCAATTACTGATAGTCCTGAAGCAGCAAATACTGCAATTATACGCATAACAATATTATTAATACTTGCAATAGCTCCTCCTCCAACATGGGTTGGTTTTTCTATATATGCTTTTGCCATTATTTATCTCCTTTTCCTGCAAAATATCCACCAATAATTCCTATTAGTCCTACTAATGCATTTTGCACTAATGCGATTGCATCTTCGTTTGTTCCATATTTTTCACCTGATGTTGATTGTTGGAGAAGCATTGAAGCATATTCTCCAATTACTACAAGACCAATGAAGCCTAATATACCAAGTGTAATTACCCACATTAATTTATCTTTCATTATTTATCCTCTTTTCTTAGCGGGATTGTAATTAGCCAGACTACTGTTACTGCTAATACTGCAATTCCAACTATGTCTCTTGCTGATCCCGTCAAAGTTAGCCATGCAATAAAGAAGCCAAGGAGGGTGAATGCCTGTGCAATTAATTCCATTCCTGCATCTTTAAACCATTTGATTAATCCTTTAAGCATTTTGCCTACAAGATTGATGGCTTTATTGATTATTTTCATTTGTTCCTCCTTATCATTGCCCCTGCAATTTGTGATGCAATGACCACTGGGACAATTACTTCCTGCGCTTTTTCTCTCTGATCATCTGTCATATCCATACCTAACTCAGAAAAATTAGATAGTAGTTCTACTGGGTCCACTTCAAACACTGCTCCAAGTGGGTCTGCTAAAAATGCTTCTGTTTGTACTTCTGTTGTTGCATCTGCTAATGTAAATGGCATTGGGGTATCTCCTGCATCCCCTGCTCTTTCTGCAAACTCAACAAATGCTGCTGCTACTGCAGGGTTAGATTTCATTGATTCTGCAACCTTTGCAACTTCTGCTGGTGCAATACCAAGTTCTGCTGCAACTTCAGCCTTTGCCTCTTGTGTTAAAGACTTAAGTGTTTGGCTAACTGCTGCTGTTTGCTCAACAGAAAGCTTAACTAATTTATTATCCTTGCTTGTAAGGTTTGCTATAACTCCAGAAAGATCTTCTGAATTTCCTGTACCCTTTTGTGGGATAAGTGCTGCCAATTCTGCATCCTTAATTACTGGATCAATATCTTCTGCTGGCTTGAAGTCTGGTCTTGGAAGTGGTTTAGGCTCTGGAGAAGGCTCAACAGGAGGCTCTGGAGTAGGCTCTGGCTTTGGTTCAGGGTTTGGGGCAGGTGTAGGCTTAGGCTCTTCTGGTTTTGGCTTATCAGTAGGCTCTGGCTTTGGCTTGTCTGTTGGTTCTGGTTTAGGTCCAGGCTCTGTAGGCTTTGGTCCTGGCTGTGTAGGCTTTGGTCCTGGTTCTTCTGTAGAGGTATTGCCACTTGGTTTTGGCTCAGGCTTTTCTGTTGGTGGTGGGGAAGGCTTTGGCTTTTCTGGTTCAACAGTTGGCTTTGGCTCTGGTGTAGGTTGATTTGCTGCAGCATTGGCTGCTGCTTGAGCAATTGCTCTTTGAATTTCTCTTTGTGATTGCTCATCATAGTAACGCCATGCGTCATCAATGGCACTATTAACATCAAGGATTGCGTTATTAAAATTAGATATAGAATTATTCTTTTCAGACAAAGCATCTGCTGTATCGTTAACAGCATTGTCATACTCAGATTCTTTATTAGTTAATGTTTGATTTAGTGAATTTAATGTTGCAACTGCTTGGTTATAAATATTTAGTTTATCATTGTATACATCTTGGGCTGCGTTCTTTGCAGCGAGTGCATTATTGTAGTCGTTGGTCTGTTCTTGAGTTGCTCCAGATCCAGAAGAAAATGTGTTTAAATTACAACTAAAGTTTTGTCCCCATACTCTTGGATTTCCAGCATAGTCACAACCTGCTCCAGTCCATCCTCCAGGTATAGCCCATCCAAGGTGATAGGATCCTGGGCCACCACCGTTGTACCACCATATTTCTACATCAAAAACCTTGTCTATTGTTACATCATATATTGGAGAGTATGGGCTCCAAGTTGTTCCTTGCTCTATCCAGTTATTAATAACCAACTCTCCATCAATATACATTCTAAATCCATCATCTGTATATCCTGCAAATTTTGTTGATGTAAACCATGACGGTACTGTTATTTTTCCAGTAAATTTAACTATAAAGTTTTCATATCTATTACCACAAACTGGACGAGTCATGTAGTTTCCATTTAGTATTCCACTACATAAGAATTGATCTGTGGCTGCAAGGCCATCAACCCTGATTAAACTATAAACATTGTATGATAAACCAGCACCACCAGCATTATTTAATGCTTGCTGAGCAGTTGATAAATTAATATTTGCTACACCAAGAGCATCATAGGCATTGTTCTTGTTAGTTAGTGCAGTTGCTACTGTGACTGTTTGCCCATCTACATTTGACTGAGCAATTTCTACTTCTTCTAAGGCTAATTCTTCTGCCTCTACTGCATCATCATAGTCTTCGTAAGCAGCATCTCTAACATCTCGCAGATTTTTAGCATACATAAACTTGTTTTCTGCTATGTCAATTAAATTTATTAGACCATCTTTATAATCTAGCTTATCTACTGCCGAATTTAAATTTTCAATTTTTTTTGCGGCTACTGTTAAAGGGTCATCGCTGTAGGCGGGGGACATAAAAAGCCATCCAAATGCAAGCATTATGGACGCTGTTATTCTAAATAACTTTTCCCTTTTCAAGTATAGCTCCTATGCAAACAAGATGTCTGCTTAGTTAATTATACCACTTTAGTTATTTAGGATTATCTGTTTTGTAAAAGCCATTGCCCTTGAATTGTATGCCAAATGGTGTAAAGAATCTAATCATTTCTGATTCACACTCTACGCATGTATATCCTGGGTCGTCATCTTTAATTGATCTATGGATTGACATCGTGGCATGTGCATCATCATATGAGCATTTATATTCGTATACTGGCATTACTTTCTACCCCATTTAACTTTATTCCACCCACGCTCATGGAAATAATAAAGAATAGTTTTTGTAAATACCTCAAAGCTTGCAATTGCTCCTGCTGTAACTGGCTCTTTGGTTATAGCCCACGATATGATAAACGTGTCTGCTGTTCCTATGACACGCCAAGTAATTGCTTTTAATGCTGATCTTTGTTTACTTACGTTCATCTTTATCCTCAGAAAAAAGTCTTTCTTCTGCTTCGTTCATTGCCTTTCCAGCATTTTCTAATTGTTTAAAGACCCATTTCCCTACGTTTTTCAGTTGCTGAAATAGCATGAATCGCTGCCCCCAAATCTACTTGTTCAATCTTATATCCCACATCACGACCATATACAATGTTGGTAATGTTAGGCATCTTGATAACCATTGCTTTGTCCATTACTGAATCATTAGCAATATACTTTTTAACCTGATTAAAATCAAGCGGATCTTTTTCGCTAGTCTTATACGTATTTCTAACACCTAGCATTACCTGGGCCGTTCTGTTACCCGCCTCATCATATAAAGCATGATGCCCTTCATGCCATGGCTGGTAGCGACCAAGCATTAATGTTGTTGGTTGTCTCCAATCGTGCAATTGAAAATCAACACATGCAACCCTAGCTGCAACATCATATTCTGTCATGTCATCAAACATTAAATCTGGATTCGCTGGTGTCTCCCACATTGCGGTTGTATCTGGAAAATCTCTGACTGGTTTTCTGTTCATCCAAACAACTTTATCTGGGTTTCCAAAAGATGCTCTTGTCTCTGCTGTTGGGTTAACAAAATCTACAACAACATGGTAACCTTGATCAGAAAGTAGCCTTGATAACGCTCCCATTCTGCGAGCCTGCTCTAACCTATCTTCTGGGCTAAACCCTAGGTCTTTATTTAGCTCTGCTCTGACTGCGTCTGCATTTAAATGAACGGCGTTTATTCTATCCGCTAGCTCTTTTGCAAATGTAGTTTTTCCAGAACCTGGCAAACCAATTACTTGTATAATCATGAGAATCTTTCCATTAAATAAGCAGCCAGAATTTGGCAGATACTAATCCATTATAGCATTTGTATAACTAGAGTTGCAAGTTATTTTTTATATCCCTTTGCAATAGCAAGCGCAGCTGCTGCGTCCATTCCATTTGGATCAATCCAAAATCCTGGAATTAAATATTTCCAACCGCTTTTAACAATATGAGCTGTGTGGCTATATGGCTCTTGTGATGGAAATATAAGAATACTTCCAGCCTCTGGCTTTAAAGAAAA